AATCCATTAAGTTCTTTCAGCCCTACATTTACCCCAATTGAAATTGTAGACATCTATAGCGAAGTTACTTGGTATGCCCCTAGATTGCGTAATGGACAATTCTTATGTGTACCAATAGATGATACTCCCAAACCTCGCTGTGTATATTTCGTAAAAGAAATTAGTCGCAACTGTGAAATCGTTGATTACAATCAGGTGTTTTAATGAAGTATGGAATCAAAGTTCCTATAGCACTAGACCATCACGGTGAATATGGTGATTGGTTGTGGGTCACACAGGGCGATAGCAAGTTTCATCTTGCTCCTTTACTGTTTGAAACTAAAGAAGAAGCGGACATTTATGCCTTGCGTGTTTGGGGCAATAATGCTAAAGTAGAAGAATATGGCGAAAGCGAAACTTTCTAAAGATGAAAAATTTACAGATGTAGACTTTGATTTGTTCAAGGCATTAAATGCCCAAGACAAAAAAGACTATAATTATTACGATACACTTACTGCTGAACAGCAGCGTAAGTTCGTACCCTATATGATGTTGATTTGGATGAGTGCTGTACAGGGTAGTAAAGAAGTTCAAGACTATTACCTGCGCAGTACAGAATATCACGCAAACAAATATTTTTTCGATGAGAATGTTGTTAAGAATCCTAAATTACAATGGCTCATGTTGTGTGCTGCAAGCCCGGGTGTGGGTAAACAATATCATAAGTATATTCCTCATCTTAGAGAAAAATTAGCAAGACTTAAAGACATGGCTAGTGAAAAAGAAATTTTTGAGTACTATCAGAAACTATATCCAAAAGAAAACGAGGCTGTATTGGCTGAGATTACAGAAAAGTTTTGTGATGAGAACAAACGCAAATTCTATTTTGCTAGCAAATTCCCTAACTTAAAACTTGACGAGATAGAAGTATTGAGTAAAATTGTTACGGACGAAGAAATATTACAATATGAACAAGATCACGGCAACATCTGATAACTCATGTGAGTTTTGTGGTAGAGAGTTTGTCCGTGAATCTACCATGAAAAAACATATCTGCGAAGCCAAACGCAGGTGGCAGGATCGTGACAAGCGAGGTAATCAGATAGGCTATCAAGCATGGCTACAATTCTTCAACAAGCACAGTAGAAAGAAAAAGAAAGAATACATTGATTTTATAGGCAGTCCATACTATACAGCATTCGTAAAATTTGGCAACTATTGTATGGATGCGCAAGTGTTAAATGTGTCCAGGTATGTAGATTGGTTGCTCAAAGAGAAAATTAGTGTAGACTCATGGAATAAGGATAGCAACTATACAAAATTTATCATTGATCATTTAAAGAATGAAGATCCACTAGATGCGATTGCTAGAAGTATTGAAACTACTATAGAACTGGCTAAAACAGATAGACTAGTAACTAAAGATATCTTTAGATATGGCAATAAGAATAAAATTTGTTTTGAAATTACTAAAGGTAAAATTAGTCCTTGGATGATATATCATAGCCAAAGTGGTTTGCAATTTGTTGAAACATTAGATGTTACGCAACAGAAAATGATATTAGAATATATAAATCCAGAGCAGTGGGCTATCAAGTTTACAAAGAATAAAAATCTTATACCAGAGGTTAAAGAATTGTTAAGTGCCGGCGGATATTAAATTGAGAATGAATGACTACAAACAAATACTTACTGAAGGCGAGGGCTACAAGGTCCTTCCTAGTTTTATTCCACGCACATTAATTAATGATTTTAAATCGTGTATCAAAGATTTGTATCCGGTTAGGGCTAGCAGTAGCAATAAAGTCTATGCCGAGCGTGAAAATATAAAGAACTTACCTGATATAAGTGTTTGGTGGAGTCAATTCGTCAATGATTTTGAAGTAGCGCAAGAAATACAAAAATTAGTAGATCCTGTGATGCAATCTCACTTCCCTAACATGAATATGTATGCTAGTGATGTAGTATTCATAAAGGCAGGCAGTGAGTGGATCAACCCACATGTTGATACTCCACATAGATTTGAACATTACAACTATGATAAAAGACTACTGGGCATTCAATGTATCATATCACTAGATCATTTAGATAAAAACTACGCTAGCACAGGATTAGTTCCATTTAGCCAAAAGCGTGATTTTGACATTAAAAAATGTTATAGTGGTGAATACAATCGTTGGTTCTTAGATAATTGCATACAACCAGATTTGCCTACAGGATCACTATTGTTCTATAATTGTAGAATACTACATAGCAGTATGCCCAATCTACAAGCAGTAGAACGCCCTGCATTGTTGATAAATTATTTGGATAACAGTATACTTGACGAAGTAAAATCTTTAGACAATATATGGAATAGCAATGGTCAAAGTTCCTAAAAATTTTCAAGACTATGATGACGATGATCCCAATGTAGAGCGTCATCACGCACGATGGGATTTTTGGGAAGTTTTAAAACTACTGCGCAAAGAATATATGAAAGACCAAACACATTTTTGTACTGAAGATTTTGTACACTATGTGCGTAACACATATGGATTTGCACTTGAATTAAATGCTACGGGAATTACAGACAACTATCTTATAGTAGATGAAAAGAAATATATAGTGTTTAAATTAAAATATGGCTAATGATATAATGATTGATATTGAGTCACTTGACACAACTCCTTATTGTGTTATACTGACTATTGGTGTTGTAAGATTTGATCCATATGGTAGTGGAATTGTTGAGTCATGGGAACTAAGGCCAACTATTGAGGACCAAACTGAACAATACAACCGTATCATCAATGATGACACAATACGCTGGTGGAGTGAGCAAAGTCCAGAGGCATTAGAAGAAGCAATGGGTGACAAAGATAGAATGTCGCTTAAAAATTGTATGGAAGTGTTATATCACATAGGTTGGAATCGTCGTGCAGTATGGAGTCATGGCGCTCCCTTTGACGTTGTTGCTTGTGAAACTGCTATGCGTCAAACATTAACTGATAGACCTAACTCTATACCTTGGCCATTTTATACTGTGCGTGATACTAGAACATTGTTTGAAATTGCTAAGGTTAGTTTGAAAGACGGCGGGCATGTTACTAGTCACAGAGCAGTAGATGATGCTGAACGACAGGCAATTGTAGTACAACAAGCATATAAGAAGTTAGGATTGACCCGCTAATGAAATTTGAAAGTGATATTGATATTGATTTGGGTGATAGAGAAAAACTATTGGCTCTAATAGATCACACACCCGCTAGCATTAGAAAGAATGAAATTAAGAAACATAATACAGGAATTTATGTGACAGAAATTCCATATGATCCAGTCAATCAAATGTGTGCATTGGATTACGAAGAAGCAGAAGATAGAGGTTATTTCAAACTAGACTTATTAAATGTGCACGTTTATAATCAAATAAAAGATGAACATCATTTAATGGAATTGATGCGTGACCCATTATGGTCTAAACTATATGACCCTCTGTTCGTTGAAAAATTAATACACATAGGTAATCATTACAACTCTATTAAGAAAATGCCAGAACCTATCGATACTATACCACGACTGGCAATGTTTCTTGCAGCAATACGACCAGGTAAAAAACATTTAATAGGACTACCCTGGGCTGAAGTAAGTAAGTCTATATGGGAAAAAGAAGAAGGTTCTTATACATTTAAAAAGTCACATGCCGTGGCTTACGCACATTTAGTTGTAGTACATATGAATTTATTGGTGGACAATGGATATTAAACTCTTAAAAGAAGGTGATCCTAAACTAAGACAGATAGCAGAGCCATATGACTTTGAAAAGGATGGTGACCCCACTGAATTAGTCAAATCTATGACTAAGATTATGTTTGAGAACAAAGGTATAGGTCTTGCTGCTCCTCAAGTGGGAGTTTCTAAAAGATTGTTCATTATGGGCAATAATGACAGACTTTATGTATGCATCAATCCCAAAATCATAGAGGGTACCGGAGAGGAAAAAGATTTAGAAGGCTGTTTGAGTTTTCCTAATCTATGGCTAAAAGTTAAACGTTATGCTACGACTATAGCAGAATACCAAGATATACAGGGCAATATACAGCGTGTTGAATTGCATGGATTAACTGGTCGTGTCTTTCAGCACGAATTAGATCATTTGGATGGTGTCTGCTTTGACACTAAAGTTGGTCCTACAACACTAGAGTTGGCTAAAGAAAAGCGCAGAAGAAAAAGTTAAGCAATTCGTTTTACAAGTGTAATGCTTTTACGCTTAGACCTTTTCTTATTAAATTCACTGATGCTCACAACTGGTCCATGCACTACAACTAGATTCTTGTTGTTAAAGGTCCTTAGATAAGGTTTAAAAATCATCCATTCTTCCTTTAAGAATATATTAATAGGGATTTGACGATTGCTTTCCCACCACCAAATATCCCCTAATTCTAAAAAACGCTCTTTTGCTGTAGTGTCGATTATAGCCCCGTAATCATATAAACTGGTGCATTGATCATCACGATTTTGTACTATGCCTACATAATCTTGACTGGCAAAGGATAGCACCGTTATGAATGGATGATTTTCTGATAGTTTTTTGAAAAAGTCTTTAGGTAACATTGTAATAAGTTAGTATTATTTACTCACATTTACCCAATGTTAATATTTTAATTTTTGGGGAATAAATACTCTACAGGAGCGATGATCCGTGACGGTTACGAATGTAGGATATAGCACAGCAGTTTTTTATTTCACACAAAGACAGATCGTTGTCCTGAACTCAGGAAACAGTCCGAGGGCCTTTATGCCAGTATATGCTAAAACACTCAATCTACATAAAGGTGTAGATAACAAGATACAGTTTCAGTTCTTAAATCAAGAGCAGAAACCAGTTGATATTACAGGCAAGGAAATAACTTGTCGTATTATTAACTATAACGGTACTCAAGTATTAATCAAGAAAGCATTGACGCTTGAACTACCACTGACCGGTATAGCATACCTATATCTTAATGCGGCAGATTTAGAAGATATTGATGCCCAAAAAGCACATTATAGTCTAGAAATACCAGTTGGTAGTTTCGATTTTCCTGTGTTCGTAGATCCAGCAGCCGGTGCGCGAGGTGATATGAATATTCTCAATAGCGTATTACCAAGTTTTGTTCCTAGTGAAAGTGTAACTATTCCTACAGGACAACCATTCCCCAACCTTACACCAAACAATAGCATATCAAATGTATTGCCAAATGCTAACACATATTACACTAGCATCATTAATACAAACAATAATCCAGTATTAACACTACAAGCAACATATGCCGAATTTAACGGTGATGTTACAGTATTGGGTACAACGGAAGTTCAAGGTGGAGATTGGTATCCAATTACAACTGCCGAATATAGTAATGTATCAGACACCAAGGGTTATACTATTCATGGTTATCACCCATATGTTAAAATGCAATTCACAAGCAATACTGGTGTAGTGACAAATGTTTTGGCAAGATAAGTAACCAATATTATTTGTTTTTACACAACACTCTGTTATAATTACTGAGTGTTTGATATTCTTCAGATAGTCCCAGGTAGAAAGAAATTAACTCAAAGCGGTTGGCACAGTTTCAACGCCATTTGTTGTGGCTATCGTGGGCATAAAGCAGACAAAAGAGGTCGTGGTGGCATAAAGTTTGATGGTGATAACTGGAGTTATCATTGTTTCAACTGTGGGTTTAAAACGACCTTCACACTAGGACGAAGCATTAATCGCTATACAAAAACATTATTAAAATGGTGCAATGTTAGCGAAGAACAAATTAACAAGTGGAGTCTAGAAAGTTTACAACATAAAGACTTATTAGAATACGCAAAAAAGAAAATAGAAAAAACTAAAATTAAATTTAAGGATCACTCACTACCTGAAGATGCTGAATTAATCACAGAAGATGTAAAACATAAAACATATGTTGATTATTTAAAAAACAGACATATTAATATAGGTGATTATCCGTTTATGTGTACCCCAAACGCTGAGGGTAGACAAGCCAATAGGATCATTATACCGTTCACATACGAAAACAAATTAGTAGGACATACTAGCAGATATCTAGATGATCGCGCACCTAAGTTTATTAATGAAACACAACAAGGTTATGTGTTTGGATATGACTTGCAAAAGTCAGAGTATCAAGTTTGTATCGTAGTAGAAGGTATATTCGATGCATTAAGTATCAATGGCTGTGCAGTAATGCATAACACTATCAGCAACACACAAGCAGATTTATTAAGGAAATTAAACAGAAAGATTATTGTAGTTCCGGATCAAGATAAAGCAGGGTTAGAAATGATTGACCGTGCAATAGAACTGGGCTTCTATGTAAGTTTACCCAATTGGGATATTGATGTAAAGGACGCTAATGACGCAGTTATAAAATATGGGCGAGTACCTACTTTGCTAAGTATCTTACAGTCTGCGACTAATAGCAAAATCAAATTAGAAATGTCGAGGAAGAAGATTGATAAAAGAATATAACACAGAAGTGCAAGAATTATTTTTGCGCATGATGGTAACTAACGCGGAATTATATACCCGTGTTATGAATATTATAAACTCCGATAATTTTGATCGCAGATTACGACCTGCGGCAGAGTTTATGATAGAGCATACTAAGAAGTATAGCATCATGCCAGAACCTGCACAGATTAAAGCAACTACTGGCATTACTGTAGAGCCAATTGAAGATTTAGATAAAGGACATTATGAATGGTTCTTAGAAGAATTTGAATCATTTACTAAACGACAAGAACTTGAGAGGGCTATTCTTAAGAGTGCTGATCTTCTTGAGAAGGGCGAGTATGACCCTGTAGAGAAATTGATTAAGGACGCAGTCCAAATTTCTCTACAGCGTGATATGGGTACAGATTATTTTTCTGATCCTCGCGGTCGATTGATGCAATTGAAATCTAATAATGGCCAGAATAGTACAGGTTGGCCTAGCATGGATCAAAAATTGTATGGAGGTTTCAATCGCGGCGAACTACAA